ACAGATTTCACAGACATATTTAATGACATGTGGTTAAAAAGATATGCAACCGCACTAGTCGAGTATCAATGGGGACAAGATCTTTCTAAGTTTGGTGGTATTGCATTACCAGGCGGAGTTACACTTGAACCCGATAACATTAAATCAGAAGCATTGGAAGAAAAAACTAGACTAGAAGAAGAGAGTAGATTAAATTACGAAATGCCAGTTTTAGATATGATGGGGTAATAAATGCCAACTAACGTATTCTTTAACCATGCAGTATCGACTGAACAACATCTTTATGAAGATTTGGTTGTTGAGTCTTTACGTATGTATGGACAAGAAACATACTACTTACCAAGAAAGGTAATAGAAGAAGATTCAATTCTTGACGAAGACGTACAGTCCAAATTTGGAGATGCGTATTCAGTAGAAATGTATATTGAAAACCCCGAAGGTTTTGAGGGTGAGGGTGACCTCATGTCAAAATTTGGTGTAGAGATACGTGACCAAGCAACATTTGTTATATCCGTAAGAAGTTGGGAAAGATTTGTTTCTACAGACGGTAATCTTGCAACAGGATTAAGACCTAACGAGGGTGATTTAATTTATCTACCTCTTAGTGGTTCATTGTTTGAAATCAAATTCGTAGAACATGAAATGCCTTTCTATCAAGTGGGTAAACTCTTTGTGTTTAAACTACAGGCAGAATTATTTGAATATGCTGGTGAAGATTTTGATACTGGTACATTCGCAGACGTAGTAGAACAAGAAGCTGCTTACAGAGTTGACTTAAGAATGAATGGAACTGGTTCATTTACAATCGGTGAAAACGTAACCTTAAACGGAACAGAGGTTGGAGAGGTTGTAGGATTCAGTACAGGAGTAACACCAAATCAATTGGAACTTATACATGTAAGAACAGCATTTAAAGTCAATGATACTCTTGTAGGTGTCACTTCGGGAACCTCAAGAAGCATAGCAAGTATAACTGATACCATGACTATGAGTCAAGATGGAAATGCTCAAAACTTAGACTTTGAACAAAAGGCAGATAATTATCTAGACTTCTCAGAAACAAATCCATTTGGTGAGGTTACATAATGTTTGGAACACATTTTTACAATGAAACGATAAAGAGAGCAGTCTCAATATTTGGTACACTATTCAATGGTATAGATGTTAAAGATATCAAAGCAGACGGAACAGTTTTAAATGTTCGTAGAGTTCCTATTAGTTATGGGCCTAAAGCAAAGTTCCTTGCGAGATTAAATGCTGAGTCGGGTCTTAATGACGGTATGAGAACTGCAATCACTTTACCTAGAATTGCATTTGAGTTAGCAGGATTTGAATACGATACTGCAAGACAAAATAACAAACTAATTAGAAACACCAAGACAACTATGGAAACTGGTGGATTGAATAGAAAGTTTCAGTACGCACCAGCACCATACAACTTATCATTTAATCTTTCTGTTATGGCGAAAAGTATGAATGACGCATTACAGATAGTAGAACAAATATTACCCTACTTCCAACCCGACTATACAGTTACCATGAAAATGATAGACGATATGACTGATTACAGAGACGTTCCTATCATTTTAGAGTCAGTAGATTTTGAAGACACATACGAAGGTGGGTTTGACGAAAGACGTGTTATTACTTATAACTTAGCATTTAAAATGCAATTATACTTTTTTGGCCCAGTTTACCAAGGTAAGGTCATTAAGAATGTTATTGAGAGAGATTATATCGGTGACGGTAACGCAGCTTTCACTACCTCAGAGATTACTAACGCTGGACTTGTTAAAGAAGTAAAAGCATACGAACCTGCTTTTGGAAACAGTACAAATAATGCTGTAAATGATAGTTCAACAATTGTATTTACTACCGCACTAGATAGTAGTATATCTATTGGAGACGAAGTGTTCGGAACAAACCTTACAACTAACCCAACAGTATCATCGATATCGGCAGATAAACTTACTATAACTGTAAGTAGTAATGTTACTATAGACGCACTAACCAACTTAAAGTTTGTTGGTTCGGTTGACCCAAATGATACATTTGTAGTAGCAGAAACTGTATCTTTCTATGACGATGGAACAAACAAAACATACACAGACAATTTGACTGATGATGCATAAAGATTATGAAAAAAGTAGACGAAAAACTAAACGACTTGTTAGACATTAACACGTCCCTCAAAAAAGAAACTAAAGCGGTTCCTATGATTAGACCCGATAGGGAACAAAACATAGAGACTGACTACAAGTACGCAAGAGAACACCTCTACGACCTCATAGAGAGAGGCCAAGACGCTATAGACGGTATCCTAGACCTATCTAAGGAAACAGAACACCCACGTGCCTACGAGGTTGCTGGACAGTTAATTAAGACCGTTGGTGAGACTGCAGAGAAATTAATAGACCTACAAAGTAAAATGAAGAAACTAGAACAAGATGAGTCTAAACCAAATACACAACATAATCATTTATATGTGGGGTCAACAAGTGAACTACAAAAGTTCCTAAAGAAGAGTAATGGTTCAAGCAAAGAATGAAGGTTATCTAGGCAATACGCAAATTAAGCGTGTTGGGGTAGAGACCAAATATACCGAAGAAGAAATGGCGGAATACCTAAAGTGTTCTAAAGACCCATGTCATTTTATTGAACAATACACACAAATTATTTCATTGGACGAAGGTATGGTTCCCTTCACACTTCGTGGGTATCAAGATAAACTTATAAAACATTATGACAGTAATAGGTTTAGTGTAGTTCTTGCCTCAAGACAAAGTGGTAAGTCAATCACATCATGTGCATATCTTTTATGGTATCTACTATTTACACCCGAAGTAACGGTGGCGGTTCTTGCAAACAAGGGTGCGATTGCAAGGGAAATGATTGCACGTATTGTAACCATGTTAGAATCGGTTCCATTCTTCCTTCAGCCAGGCGTAAAGATTTTAAACAAGGGTAATATTGAGTTTGGTAATGACAGTAAGGTTGTAGCAGCTGCAACTTCTAGTAGTTCAATTCGTGGACTTTCTATTAATATGCTATACCTAGATGAGTTTGCATTTGTAGAGGACGCAGAAACATTCTATACTGCAACATATCCCGTAGTAACATCGGGTAAAGATTCAAAGGTTATTATTACTTCTACCGCAAATGGTGTAGGTAATATGTTTCACAAAATATACGAAAGTGCAATACATGGACAATCAGAATACAAAGACTTCACAATCAACTGGTATGATGTGCCAGGCCGAGATGACGAATGGAAACAACAAACAATTAACAATACATCAGAAGCCCAGTTTGAACAAGAGTACGGAAACTCGTTTTTGGGAACTGGTAATACTCTCATTAACTCCAATACTTTACTTGGGTTAAAAGCATGGGAACCCGAATGGAGTAAAGAAGATTTTTATATGTATAAGAAACCCGAAGAGGGTCATTCTTATGTTATGACTGTAGACGTTGCAAAGGGAAGAGGAATAGACTTCTCAACGTTCAGTGTCTTTGATGTATCTACTAAACCTTTTGAACAGGTAGCAACATATCGAAACTCATTAATATCCCCTTTATTATACCCCGACCTTATGGCGAAGTACGGTAGGGCATATAATGACGCAACAATTATTATTGAGAACAACAATGAAGGTTCAATTGTAGCGTCACAATTACATTATGATTTAGAATATCCCAATGTTTTTGTCCAAGGGCAGTTAAAAGCAGAAGATATTGGTGTAACAATGTCCCGAAAAATTAAAAGAATAGGGTGTTCTACACTAAAAGAATTATTAGAAGAAGATAGATTGATATTAAAAGACAGATGGACTATCACTGAGCTCATGACTTTTGTAAATAAGGGTAGAAGCTTTGAGGCTGATAGAGGTTATCATGACGATATGGTAATGACATGTGTTTTATTTTCATGGTTTGTAACCACTGACTACTTCTATCATTTAACAAATTATCAAGTCAAAGAGTTGTTGTACTCTGAACAACAGAAACTTATTGAAGAAGATATGTTACCAGCGGGTATTTTTGGTGACAGACCTCTTGTAGAAGAGTCTTTTGTAGATAGTTCGGGGGATAGGTGGTTTGCTGACCCCTTAGACAATATAAAGTTATAAATAAAACAGTAAACAACTTTTGACATTAACAGGAGAAAAAGTATGGCATTTCAAGTATCACCAGGCGTACAGGTTAAAGAGATTGACCTTACA